GGGGGGCGAGGGCCGCAGTTATGAACAGTGGTACGCAGATTCCACGCAAAACACAGGGGCCACAGGCGGTAGCCAGGCCCACACCCATGATTTGACAGGAGCGTCCGGGGAGGCGTCATCTCTGCCGCCGTACTACGTCCTCTCGTTTATCATGCGATGCGCATAATAAAGGACAACGCGTAGTACGGGGGCAGGCCGTTGGCCTCGCCAGACGCCCCGGTCAGATCATGGGTGTGGGGTTGGGAGCCACCGGTCGCAGAGGTATTTCCCGACTTGGTATTGACCCACTGTCGATAGCGGGTCCCCTCGCCGTTGTATTCGGTCGGGATATTGATGCCATGCCCATGACTGGCCAGCTGCGCTACGGTGAGGGTCGTGTCCCCCACAGTGCCGGACAGGCTGGCCGAAGGCCCCGCAAGCTACGCCAGCCGCCGGATCAGGCTGTCCGCATAATGTAAGAGAGCGCATAGTACGGTGGCAGGCTGCTGGCCTCGCCGGATGCCCCGGTCCAAGCATGGATGTGGGGCTGACTACCCCCCGCATATCCGCAATAGTTCAGCGTGTCACCGGCAGCGTCAAATGAGATGCGGTCGCCATTGGAGTAATTAACCTGCGCAAACGTCATCGTAGGATGATGATGTATCGCCAACTGTTCCCCTGTAATGGTCGTAGCGCCGACAGTGCCGGACACACCCAAACATGGCCCCCAAACCTATGCCTGCCGCCACCTCAGGAGGTCCGCATGATGTACGCCAGCGCGTAGTATGGCGGCAGACTGTCGGCCTCGCCAGATGTCCCGTCCAGCGTGTGCGTGTGGGATTGAGAGCCGCCAGCATTACCGGTGTTTGCTGTGGCAGTATTCTGCCAGAACATGGGGGAGCCGCTTGCATATCCGCAGTCGCGGCTTGATGCGCGGAAAGTATAACTATGGCCATGCGCTGGCATCTGCTCAGTGGACAGTGTCGTCTCGCCGACAGTGCCGGACAGGCTGTGTGAATGCGTCTCCGAGCCGCCAGTGGAGCCGGCGGGCACGGAATCCGACGCGCCCCGAATCATGCGGCCGCGCAGATCAGGCACGGGCAGGCCATTGGTGGTGGTGCCGTCGCACAGGCAGAAACTGAGCAGGGGCTCCGAGCTGCCCAGCGGGATAGGGAAACGGTTCCCCGTACCACCGAACGTGCCAGAGAACGGCAATATCCCACCGATGGGCACCGCGCCCGCGTCGTTGCCGCTGTTGACGGCCCTCCAGTGCGTCCCGTCATCGGAGACGGGGTTTTGGGCCCCCACGTCAGGCACGTTGGGGCCGGACGAGGCCTGCGCGATATACTCCACACCGTTGCTGCCCAGGATATGGGCGCCCTTGAGGTAGTCCAGGGCGTTGCTCCAGGTGTAGAGGCTACCGGACTGGAGAAAATGCACATGCTGCGAGAGCAGTTTGAAAACCGCGTTGAAATCCTCGCGCATGGGAGCCACGCCCCCGGCGGTCAACGGGATGGCCGTGATCTGCGGGAATGCGGACTGATACGAGAAAGCGCCGCTCCCGGATGGTGTGGTACCGGGGATGACGCTCACGTCCGCGGCGTAGCCCAGGACGTTGGAGAGGAACGGGGGATTAGAGGGAATAGGCATCTCGCGGGCCTCCTATGGCAAAATTGCCCTGATTGAACGGTTGCAGGCCGGAGCCCTGGAAGCCGAACGTATCCGCCCGGCGTATCTCGTACACATCGAAGCCCACGCCCGCCGGTTTGGGCGGCACGTCCTCCCGCGCGATCAGTGCGCGCTCGAAGGGGCGCAGGTAGAAATCAAAATAGAAGCGGATCCGCATGGTGCCCACATGGAGCACGCAGACCGTGCCGCGCTCGCCGAACATCATGTCCATGATGCGGTTGAGGCTGGCGAGGCTGCCGTCGGTGATGTTGATGGCCGCCTTGAAAAAGATCAGCTGCCGGTAGGCCTCATCCGTCAAGCGGTAATAGGACGTGGCGTCCTCGCTCCAGAACGTGCCCTGGTCGAACGGCTGCAACTCCGAACCGTCGAAACCGAACGCCGCGTCCGTGCCCTCCAGCTCGATATGGCGGCCTATGCCCACGATCTGACCCCAGCAGTCCAGGCCCCAGCCCACGGCCGTGCGCGGATCGAACACGGACCGGTAGAACGCCTGAATATCCAGCCAGGGATCTACGACCCGTTCCAGCCCCAGCAGAAGGGCGCGCAGACGGGGGGAGTTGTCGTACTGCGAGATCAATGTATAGGGGAACAGCATCCCCCGCCGAATGTCGGGCAGCGCCCTGACGTTGAGCGCCCCCCGAAAATCGACAGTATCCCAGCGGATGGACATGTCCGCCTCCTAGGATTTGCGGATGTAACGCAAAGTCCCCGCCGTGTAGCCCGTGAGCTTGGGCGTCCCCCCCGTGCCGTCGCAGACGGCGAACCCGGTAGGCGGGGTCGTACTGTTGTACAAACCGATGAATCCGGCGGGCACCCCGCCATCCTGCTGGAGCGATTTCACTGCGGACTGTAGAGCGCTGATACTGCCCCCCTGGTCGTTGACCGTAGTTTGCAGCGTGGACACACTGCCCTGCAGGGTGCTGATCTGCGTGGTGTGGGTCCCCGTGGTGGTTTGCAGGGTCGAAATGTTTCCCCCCTGGGTGCTGACCGTGTTTTGCAGGCTGGTGAGGTCGCCCGCCTGGGCATCGCTGGCCGTTTCCAGACTGTCCACCCGGCCCGACAGCGCGCTGATGCTGGACGTATGCCCGGACGTGACCGATTCCAGCGTATCCACGCGGCCGTCCAGGGCGGTGATGCCCTGTGCGTTGCCCGATATGTCGCCCCGCATGGTAGTGATGCTGGACGTATGCCCGGCAACCGTGGTTTGCAGCCCGCTCACATCCTTTTGTAAGGTGCTGATCTGGGTGGTGTGGGTGCCGGTGGTGGTTTGCAGGGCGGTGATGGCGTCCCCCTGCTGGGCTGTCAGGGTATCCAGGCCGTCCAGACGCTCCGCATGTTCGGCGGCCGTCGTTTGCAGACTGCCCGTGGTGCTCTGGAGAGAGGCGATACTGTCGCCCTGGCCGGATACGTCCCCGCGCAGGATGGTGATGTTTTGCTCCGCTGTGGAAACGCGGCCTTGCAGGGACGCTATGTTGTCGCCCTGCTGCCCTGTGAGGCTCTGGAGTGCGCTCACGGTCGTTTCCAGCGTCCCCACACGCCCGGATACGGTGGACAATGTGCTGCTCAGGTCACTGATGCGTTGGGACTGGCTGGCGATCTGCCCGGCATTGGCCGTCACATCGGCCTCGATGTCTGTGCAACGCTGTTGCAGCGCCGTGATGGCGTTCGCGCTGTCCTCCACGGCGCCGCGGATAGTCGCGAGTTCCTGCCGCACCTGGTCCACAGTGGCGGAAAAGGCCGCCATCTTTTCCGTGTAGTCGTTCTGCATGGCCTCAAAAAAGGCCACAGTCTGCTTCTCGAAGTCGGTGCCGGATAGCGGACCGTAGGACGGCCGATAGGCAAAATTGATGGGCATGGGCTACTCCTGCACGATCACGGTGATGTCGTCCGCCGTGAGGCTGGGATACTGGTCGTTGGTCATCTGGACGGTATTCCCCAGGCTGCCGCCTTTTTTGCCTATCTGGACGCTCACGAGCTGCGAGGCCCCGGCGCTGATGGCCGGGCAGTAGAAACGGCTGGCGTAGACCAGGGCGCCGATGGGGATCCGCGTCACCTGGGCATCGTGGGCCGTGCCGTCCCCGGCGTTGGGATAGGGCTCCCCGTAAAAATCGGCCAGGATATTGCTTTTGACGCGGGCGGCCACGTCCGAGGGCGTGGTGGCGTTTTTCTGGATCGTCACCTTGATGGCGAACGGGTATTCTTCCGGGCGCTGGAATCGCACCGTCTCCACCGCGCCGGTCACGGGGTCCGCGTACTCCACGCTCGTGTCGCCGTTGTAATCGCAGCCCCCGGACACACTGTTGTAGATGGCCTCGGCGATCTCCGCGTCAGCACCGCCCAGAACGGCGATATAGACAGAATGGGGGGCCAGGGTGACGCCGTTGTCCTCCACGGGTGCGTCGGTGCGATTTTGGCGCGCCAGCAGGTCGATGACGCCGGGCAGGTTGCCCACCCGGGCGTAGATGCTGGCCAGCATGGAGCGGCTGTTGTAGGCCACGGACTGGCGTCGGCGCGCCTCGAACGCCTGACGGCCTTCCGTGCTGCGGCCTGTGACGCCCGGATCGGGATTATCCACGGTGTCCCATCCCGGCTGGGCCTGCACGATGGTGGTGACGGCGTGGGCCTCTATCACAACAGGGCCGGGCTCCTGTGCCGCGAACGGCAGCGTGACGGAACCGCCGGCGGGGATGGTGCCGCCCGTCCGGCAGACCAGCACCGTGCCGTCCACCGTCCTCACCCGCGCCGGGGCCACGCTGGTGTCCTGCCCCTCGATGACCGTCCCGGGCAGGCCCGTGCACACCACCTGCACCGTGGTGGCCTGGGCCGCCTGGCGCGTGATGAAATAGATGGCCGCGATGGCGTCCTGGTACACGCCCCGCGACGTGGCCGGGTTGAACATGTTCGCCAGGAAAAGCATCTGGCTGTTCTTGTCCTGCACGATGGCGGCCAGGCTCGCCATGAGCTGCCCCTGCGGCGTAGCCGGGTCCGGGTTCAGCTTGTTGTCGAACGCGGCCTGCCATATGTCCTGCTGCGCCTGGAGAACGTCGGCGCTGTCGGGTGCCACAGGCCCCAGGTCTGTGTATTCGATGCTAGACTGCGACATTGAGGTCTTCCCCCTTGTCCGTGGTCACGCGGATGCGCCCGTGCAGGGTGCGCGCGGCAAATTCCGTCAGCTCCACCGTGGCGGCGGCCACGCCCGGCACCTGCATGGCCCGGCGCACGGCCCGCTCCCGCACCAGTTCCGCGGGCGGCAGGCTGCCCAGCTCATTCACGAGGTAGGGCACGCCGTCCTCGGCGGCGTACCAGGACTCGCCGTAGAATGTGCGCTCATAGCAGGCCACGTCCTGCGCGATGCGCTCCGGCCCGCTCACGACGGCCAGGTTGCCGCCGGGCGTCAACGTGAGGTCCCAGTCCCCGGAGAGTGCCAGGCTGTCCATGATCCGCCTCCTACTGCGGTTTACCGGTACTGCCGCTGCCGGGCTCAACACCGGTATGCGTGTGCCCTGTCTGGCTGATGCCGCCGGCCACCTGGTCGCCTGAGCTCTCGACGCTGCCGTTGATCCGCATGTCGGCATTCATGGTGGCCACGGCGCCTTCCCCGTCCCCAAAAACGAGCGACGGGGTATGATGCACCTCGGTGGGCGACGTGCTCTCGATGCCCGCCGGGGCCGTGATGGTCAACTTGCCGCCCTTGAGCTCCAGCTTACCGCCCTGGCCGTCGTCCAGGGTGATGCCTGTATCGTCCACCATGACGTAGCGCTGCGGGGTCCCGTTGAGGAATCCGCCCAGGTAGAAGCCGTCGCCCTTGCTGTAGGTACGGGCGCTGCCCGGGTTGGCCGGATTGCCGTCGCGGTTGGCCTTGACGCCCTCGGTGTCCCGCATGGCGTAGACGGCGAGCCCCATGTCGCCCGGCTTGGGGTCCACGATGAAAGCGTTCTGGCCGCCCTGGATACGCAGGTACGGGAGCTGAAAGAGCTCGCTTTGCGCCATACCGTCGCCCGCGCCCGTCACCAGGTTGACCAGGGGCTGCACGCTCACCATGCCCACCGGCCCCACAGCGCCGGGCTGCACGCTGACCACGCGCACGGGCTCGGCCGTGTTGATCCGGCGCATGGCCTGCTGGATCTGGAACTCCGTGGCGTTGTAGCCGCTGGCCCCGGTGGTGAAATCCTGTTGCCCCTTGATCTCGCTCACTTTTTGGCGTCCTTCTTGGCGTCGCCCTTTTGCTGGTTGGGATACGTCGCGTTGAAACTGGTCTCCCAGGCCGATGCCCCCGCGTAATTGGCTTGCAGTTTATGGGCCACGCTGGTGACGCGCCACAGGCCGCTTGCCTTTGGGACCATGCTCTCGATACGCACCGGGCCGCCAAGCAGCAGGCGCGGCTCATACAGGCATTTCCCGACCACGCCCTTGGCGTCGAATCCGGGGAAGCCGATCAGGCCCGTCTTGTCCTTGAGCACCGGCGTACTGCCCTGGGCGTCATCCTGGCGCAGTTTGCCGCGCGGGGCGGCGATCATCTCCCCGTCGTCCAGGATCAGGTCGATGCGGGCCTCGTCCGCCAGCTGGCGGGCCTGCTCCATGGGGCCGCCCATCAGGGCGATGTTGCGCACCGTCACGGACACGCCGCGGTTGACGAAGGTGAACCCCATCTGCTTTGCGAGCCCCGACAGCAGCGTGGCCACGTCCTGCGCACCGGCCGCCGTCAGCGTTTTGGCCGGGGTCACGCTGGCCACATAGCCGGTGACGGCCGTAATCTCGAACACGCTGGAGGCATCGGAATTGAACCGGGGAACCGCGCTGGTGATGTCGCCCACAAAAGCCTGCGTCATGCCGTCGGCATCGCCGGCCATGAGGACCAGGCGATTTTTTTTGACCGCCAGCGGGTCGAAGGCCAGCGTGGTCAACACCTGCATGTCGTCCAGGGGCAGGTTGAAGATCTTCAGCGTGCACTTGGGCTTTTCCTTGCCGCCCGGCTTGCTGATCTCGGCGTCCATGCCCAGGCGCACCACCTTGGTGTTGGCGGCTTCTCCCGTTCCGGGGTTGAACCCGCCCTCGGCCAGCGTGATGCGGGCCTCCAGCATTTTTTTGGTGAAACTGCTCACAGTATCGTCCCTTCGCGGTAGGCGTCGGCCTCGGCCGGGCTCATGTAGAGCAGCTTCCAGCGGTTCCCGAGCCCGGACCAGTGCGGGGCCTCGTCGCCCTCCATGTCGATGAAAACGAGCTGCCCGGTCATGCCCAGCCACGCATAGAGCGGCATGGGCAGGCCGTCGAGGCACGGGCAGCCGTAAAACACGGGCTCCTGGTCGATGCTCAGGTCACAAAACAGCGTCTCCACGCCATCCGACAGGTTTCGGGTATAGAGGCGCAAGGAACAGTTCTGGCCCTCCAGCACCACCTGGAGCGTCTGGTTGCCCGTGGCACGCAACGGTATTTCCTGCATGACGTCCCCCTCTAGCTGAAGATCCCGGAGAGCAGGGAGTCGTGTTTTTTACTCCACCTGTCCTGCGTGGCCGCATCCGCCTGCTGGGCGGATTGCTTGCCCGCCTCGGTCGTTTTGCTGTCGGCGGCCTGCTTGGCTTTGGGGATCTTTTCGTTGCTGTACTCCTGGGCCACCTGCCTGATCTCCACGAGGGAGAGGGAGACCAGCAGGCGATCCACACCGCTGTCCGCGCTGCGCTGGTAGTCGTAGGACTCCAGCGTGTAATCCAGCAGTGTTTTTTCCGGCGTCACGATGCTGACGAGATCGGTGGAACTTTTGAGCTTCTCCAGGGCCTCCAGGGTGCGCCCCAGCGCCTCGCTGTTGCCGGTGATGCCCAGCACCACGCCAACGGTGCCCGGGCTGTCCACCTTGTTGTAGGCAAAAAAGCCGTTGGGCTCCGTGGGATGCGACGTGACCTTGCCTTCGTCCTTGCGGGTCATGGCAAAGAACGTGTCGAACGGCACGGCCGCGGCCCCGTCTTTGTCGTAGATGGACCAGTTGCCCGCTATGCCCTGCCCCAGCACACTGAAAATGCTCATGCTATACCCCATTGGCGCCATCCGCCTGCGCGACCTGGTTTTGCAGCTCCCCGGAGAAATCACGGGCGATGCCCGGGGTGTCGGTGGCCTGCGTATTGATCGTGACCTGGGAAACGTTGGTCGTGACGCTGCGGTTGTTCGTCACATTGCCGCCTGCCGGTCTGGCCGCATCCCCGGCGCGATAGTTGGTAGCCGGGGGCGCGGCGGCAGCCGCCGGCGGTGCCGCCTTCCTGGCCCTGTCACGGGCTGCCACCCTCCTGGACGCGGCCGCCGCGACGGCCATGGGATCGTCGGGATCTTCCACGTCCCCCTCGTACCCCCCCTGCGCCAGGAGTTGGGAACCTCCGGCCCCCTGGAGCCCCTTGAGCCAGCCGGGCATCTCGCCCTTGCCGGTGATGAAATCCCAGAGATCAGCCAGCGCATCGATCAGGTCGCGCACGGTTTGGCGCACGGCCTCGATGCTCTCATTCGTCATGCCGAAAAACCGCATGATCCGCTCCAGCGCGGAATCCCCGCCGGAAACGAATGCCCACAGGTCGTCGAACGCCGCTCCCAGCGCCAGGGCGATGGCAATGAACGGGGCAAACGGACCCATGGCGGCCAGAGCGGCCTTTCCCATCCCCCACAGGGCGGGGGTGAGTTTCATGGCGATGGCCGCGGCCAGTGTCGTGATGAGCACCAGCAGGGAGTCTTCGTTTTCCCGCACCCAGGTGGAGACCTTCCCGGCCTTCTCCGCCAGAGAATCGAACGCAGGCCCCAGTGCCCGCAGGATGGCCCCGGAGACGGCATTGTAGACGTAGGTGACGCCCTGCCAGGCCTCGCGCATCCTGCGGGCATTCTCGGCGTCCCGCTTAGTGTAGAGCGCCTGCTCCTTGCCCACCTTGATGTATTCCTCGATGGCCTTGCGGCCCTTGAGGATCAGGGGCGTGGTCTTTTCGTCAAAGCCGATCTGCTGGAGCCACGAGGTCGCCTGCTGGCGATCCATCTTGCCCACGGTATCGGCCAGGCGCATGAGACCTTCCTCCATGGAGACCGTGGCGCCCTTGGCGTCCTTGAAGCTGGTCTTGGTCTTCTCGGCAAAGTCCTTGAGCGGCCCGGCGTCGTTGACGTTCAGATCCGTCATCCAGTCGCCCAGATCCATGAACCGGTCGCGCACGTCCTCGGCTTCCAGCCCGGCCTGTTTGGCGGCATAGGCCCAGCCCTGCCAGGCCTCCATGCTCATGCCCAGCATGTCGCTGGTCTTCTCGATCTCGCCCACGGCCTGCACATAGCCGGAGACCGTGGACTTGATGGCCGCGAACCCACCGAGAGCAACGGCCACCTTGCCGAGCGTGCCCAGCAGACCACCGAACCCGTGCTCCCCGCGCTCGGCGGCCTGCTGCATAGACTTCCCGGCTTCCCGGGCCTTGCCGCCCAGGTCGTCGGCCTTGTCCGCGGCTTTGCCCATGCCTTTGGCGGCCTTGTCCGTGGCCTCCTTCGAGGCCGTGCCCAGCTTGTCCAGTTCCCCCTGGGCATCCTGGACGCGCTCCCGGAATCCCAGGCTATCGAGCACGAGTTTGACGACGAGTTCACGGACGGTCATGGAATTTCTCCCATTGGGCGCGGTTATGGGCATCCACGCGGGCTATCTCGTACAGGTCCAGGGCATCCCCCAGGCTGTAATGGCATTGCATGTCATGGAGCGACGCCATCCCGCGTGCTATGGGCACGGCTATGCAGGCCGGGAGGGCTTCGTAGTCCCGGAGGTCAGGCGGTCTGCGGCTGTTGTCAGGCGGGAGTACAGCCCACCGTCCCTGCCGAAAAAATCGAAACACACCTCCAGCACACCGGCACGCAGGCGCAGCAGCGTGCTCATGTCCTGGATGATATTGTCCACGTTGGCGGGGTTGAGCTGCACCCGTTTGTCGGGCGTTGACGGATCAGGGACGCGGTACACGCAGCCCAGGAGCTCGTCGTAGAGCGGCTCCACCAGCTCCCAGCTGATGCCGCCAAGACCAGAGGCCACGGCCTGGGCCAGGGCAACGGCGTTGCTGCCCCTGGCCTGCTCGGCAATGTCGGCGGGAAGGTTGCCGTTGAACAGGGCCAGCATGGCCCGGGCGGACCACTTCTCCAGCTTGCTGGCGGGCATCTCCCGGACGACGAACGTTTTTCCCTGGTCGCGGCCGCTTTCGATGGTAATGAATTTTTCGTTGAGCATGATGGAACTCTCCTAGATGACGGCAGGCGTCCATTTTTCAAACTGGATGGTGTAGGCCGTGGGCTGGAGCGTCTTGTTGGCTCCGGGCATGGGCGGGGAGCTAGTGATGCCCCCGCGCATCCCGATGTACTTGCGGCCGATGCCCGGCAGGCAGAACTCGGCGTTGCACAGCACGGACTCGCGCTTCGCGTCCTGGTACATCACCCAGTCCTCCATGACCTGGCGGCTGGGGCTGTCGGCCGCCAGCGTCACGGTGATGGTCTTGGCGGTGGGCGTCCAGCCGAAGGAGAGATGACCGTCAACGCCCATCTCGGCCACCAGCGGGGTGATGGCCTCGCCGCTCACCATGGCGTCAGTGCTGTACCCCTCGATCTTGACCGGACTGTCGTAGAGGCCAGGCACGACCAAAAAGAACGTGCTATTGGCCGCCGTGATGGTCGGGTTCCCGAAATTGTCCATGTCGTTCCTCCTACTGGATGGCCGTGGCGCTCATCACGATCTTCTGGATGCTGCCGCCATCCATGTAATAAAACGCGCAGTTGGGGGACTGGCGCTGTCCGCGGATGACAGCGCCGGGATCCGTGATCTGCATGTACCAGCCGGCGCTCTCCAGCGTTTGGCTCACGTCCTTGCCGATCTCCTGCAACAGCTGAACCTTTTGCGTCTGGCTCAGGCTGATGCCTGTCCTGATGGCCCCGAAGTCGATGAACCGGTTGATGGTATCCAGGCAGGCGGTGCGGACACTGGCGTAGCCGTCCTCGTTGTAGGGCAGGCTGCGCACGGCGGCGAGCAGGTCCAGAATGTTGAGCTGGAGCGCGTCCTTCAAGGCAATGGCGTTGCAGTAGGTATCCAGCCACTCGAATTTGCCGGACACCTGGCCGTTCTGGAAAAATTTGAACTGTGCCGAGGCCGTGGCGAAATCCGCGTAGCAGTTGTAGCCGTTGGCGATCAGGGCGTCATAGTCCCCGTCATCGTCACAGGTGACGGCCACGCCCTCGAACTGGCGGAAGGCCAGGGTCGTGCGGCCCTCGCGCTGGTCGAAATTGAGGCAGGCGATGGCGCCCATGACGCCCGCGGCCACGTCCAGCGTGTTCCAGACGCAGCAGGCGCCGTCCAGCTCCAGCGTGTGGGTGATGGCGTAGCCGGCGCTGGCCGTGCTGCCCTGGACGCGGGCCGTGTTGTCGGTGTCCCACATGACATAGACAAAGCGGGTGTCATGCCCGGAGCACCAGGTCGCCAGCTCCAGCTTTTCGGCACGCTCCGGCTCCCAGATGGTGGAGAACGACACCCAGTCCCGGGCGGACTTGAGCACGCCTGTCAGGCAGTCCGTGAGGCTCTGGCCGTCCGTGCCCTCGCTCTGCACGGCCCCCAACTGCTCGGTCAGGTTGAGCACCCGGGAAAGGTCCGTGCCGCTGCCCGCGCTCTGGCCGTAGGCCACGGCGGACGCGCTGCCCGTCTCCCCGGACGTGATCTGGAAGGCCTGCGTCTGGGAGTTGTAGGTCACGACGGGCGCCTTGGGCTGGTAGGCGGCCGTGCCCGCTATGCTGACGGCGCCGGTATCCTGCGTGAGGCCCAGCGCTTCCGCCAGATCGGCCACGCCGCCGGTGGGCTCGGGGTCCGAGGCATAGGAGACGGTGGAGCTCGCGCCCGTGGTGGCGGACGTGATGACCAGAGAGCTGCCGGAGACCGTGACCGTGGCCTTGCCGCTCAGGGCCGTGGTGAGCACTCCGGCCACATCCGCCAGACTGGCGACGGCCGAGAAATTGAGGTCGGTCAAGTTCTGCTCGGCGCCGTCCACGCTGATGTCCAGCTTGCCCGCGCTGACGGCTTTGAGGGGCTCCACGTTCGTCACGGGACCGCCGGTCAGTTTGCCCGCCGCGGCCTCGATTTCCGCCGTTTGGGAGAGGGCCGTCTGCAAACGCTGGGCGCAGTCGCTCAGGCTGGTGGCCGTATAGAGGTCCACACCGTTGGCCGTGCGCTCGATGCCGTCGATGGTGATTTTCAGGGTGCCGTCGCGCACCAGCTTGAGATCGGCCAGCGTGCCCTCATAGGCCGCACCGCGCAGCCACGCGGCGGCCGCCGTCGCCCGGTACGGGGCGAACAGCAGGAAGCCGGGCAAATACTGCGTGTTGGTGTAACCCTGAAAATAGATCCGCGCGGCCCGGGCCTCGTCGGTCTCGGAGCCGAAATAGTCCGCCACGGCCTGGGCGCTGGCGAACTGGAGCACGCGCCCGGTGGGCGGCAGCTCGCTTTGTGTCAGGATCAGGCCGGAGAATGTGAGGCCGGACGTGCCCGCGTCGATGACGCGCGGGACGATCTGCACCAGTTTGTCGGCATTGACGCTCATGTGCGCCTCCTACGCCTGCGGATGCAGGCCCAAATTGACGTTGTCGAAAAAATCCAGTTCCACGGTCACGCCCGCGAACTCCGGCCCCGGCTGGAGCTCCAGCTCCAGCATCCAGCGCGGTTCCGCCTGCTCGTTGCCCGCCATGCCGGTGAGCTCCTGCGGATCCGTGACCGTGAGGGGCGTCAGGCCGTAGGGCTTAAAAAAATCGCACCCCGTCATGTCCTGCGCCAGCGTCGCCACGGCCTGGGCCTGCGCCTGGGCATCCGGCCCATAAAAATCCACCTGCACACGGCGGCTCATGGAACGTGCCACCGTGACCCGGCCCCGGCCGTCCTCTCCGGGGCTGTAGCTCCGGGACGTGGTGGCGTGCCAGGTGGTGGAGAACGGCGTCACCACGATATGGGCGGACGGCGGGCGGCTGACGGCGTTGGTCCAGCCCCGCACGACGGGCAGATCAGCCCCCACGCACCAGCGGCAGAAATCCCCCACAGCCTTGACCAGCGCGGCGTCCAGCGGCGTGACGACGGGCTGCGTGCCCGTATCTAGCCCGGCCATGCGGGCACCTCTCCGGGGCGCTCCGTGGCCCCGGTCTCCGGCGGGGTGGTGGCCCGGACCTGGATGCAGCGGACCTTCGTCCAGCCCGCCGTGGCGTTCCAGGCCTCCAGCACCTGATCCACCTGCCACTCGAAGCCCTCGAAATAGAGCATATCGCCGCCCTGGGCCGTGGCGCGCTCCAGGCCCGTGACGGGGCCGTAGAGGTAACAGTCGCGCCAGATGCCGTTACGGCGGGCCTGGATCAGCCATTGCAGGGTCTTGTCCGGCACGGGCTGCACCTGGGCCGGGACGGACACCGCCGGATGCCACAGGGGGCGCTGCGTGTAATCCTCTCCCTGGGCCTGCCCGGCGCTCGCCAGCAGGATGACCGTCTGATCGGGATTGACCGCGGTAATGGCGTTGCGAACGATGGCGTGCAGATTCATCGCCATTCTCCTGCCCCTGTCAGGGCGAAATCGACGGCATCCAGCAGATCCCCGCTATCCACCAGCGGGTTATCCCGTTTGCTGCGCTTCCGGATGATGGTGGAGGGCTTGTTCGGGGGATAGGTCCACTCGTCGATGGCCTCCCGGATGTCCGCGGCCATGCGCCCGCCGGTCTGGACCAGCGCATCACGGGGATCCACGCCGTCCCAGAGGCGCGTGGCCAGGAGGTCTTCCCACTCGCCCATCCGCGCGTCCGCCGTGGAACGAAACGCGGCACGCGGCGGGATGCGGCGGGTGCCGTATTCGTTGGCCATGGCATACTCGGCCACGGGCACGCTGCGTCCTTTCCCGTCGGTATGCACGGCGCCCTCCAGGACGCCCACCTTGATGCCCAGGCCGCCGGATTCCGCCAGCTCGAACAAGTCCCCGAGCGTCTTGTCAGCACCGGCCATGGAAATACGCCCCCCCGACGCGGTAGGGCTTGAGCAGTTGCCAGGCCGTGGCCCCGCATTGGGTCTGCGTCCACCAGGCGGCATTTTTGGATCCGGCCTGGTAGTCCATGCCAGTGTTGACGCTGCCCTGGCCGGCGCTGGAGACACGTCCCACGGTATCCCCGCGCCGGGCCAGGGTCGCCAGGTGACACATGACGAGGTCGATCACGGCCTGCCGCTGCAAGCGCGCCGGCGGGTCATAGGGCACCGCCGAACGGTCCGAATTGTCCACCAGCATGCAGGTCAGGGCGAACCACTGGCCCACCTGCGCATCCGTGGCCTCGGCGAACGCCGGGAACAGCTCCCGCCAGGCGGCCGCGTCCAGTGTCACCACGGCCATGGCTAGGCCTCCCCGTCCAGGCCGCGGGCTTCGGCCGGGCTCTCGGCCTCGGGCCGCGTGTTGCCCTGGCCTTCCCACACGTCCACCTGCTCGCGCCCGTGGCGGGCCTCGACCTGCTCGGCGGCGCGGGCCTCGGCCGATGCCGGGTCATCCTCGGCGAACAGCAGGGGCGGCTGGGTGCGAAAATAGCGGCTCTGGCCGTAGGCCTTCTGCACCCACTCCCAGTCGGAGCGCGGCACCCCCTTGGTCTCGCCGTATTTGCCGCCGCGCAGGTAGCTGCCGTCCAGGCCCACCAGTTTGGATACCGGCGCGCCCTTGATGGTCATCTTCCGGCCGCCGGGCAGCACGAACACGAGGTCCTGCGGCAGGCAGCAGCGCACGGTCACGGTCGCGGAGTTCATCTTTTTCGCCATGTCGTCCTCCTACATGCCCAGCATCCCGGCGATGGCGGCCGGGCGGGCGATGACGGCGCCGAACGTGCCGGCGCGGAATTTCTGTTCGACGCGGCTGTGGATCTTGAGCGGCGCGAAGCTGTACATTTTTTCGGAGGGGCAGAGCATGATCGTCTCTTTCCCCATGACCCTGGGGGCGATCATCTGCATGAGCTCGCCGCCCGTGGTGTCATATTCCGGGGCCACTACGATGGTCAGAGAGGGGAAATAGTCGTTGAGGCTCTTGAGCACGCTCTGGCCCAGGTCGTTGATCTTGCCCAGCATCACGTTGATGGCCGGGCTCATGGCGAGGATCAGCGGATCCGTGGCTTTGACGCGGCCGCCCATCTGCGTCACGAGCTGCTGGAACAGGGCCAGCACGTCGTTGTAGATCTGCTGCTGCGTTTTGTTGGCCCACAGCGGGGAATCACTGGTGCCCACGGCGGCCGGGGTGATGGTGGAGTTGAGGCCCGGGTCGTTGAGGATGCCGTAGTTGCGCAGGCCCGCCACGCCGTAGAAATAGAAGCGGTTGGCGTCCACATCGATGATCTCGGCCGCGGCCTGCTGCATCTCGGCACTCAGATTGATCTTGGCCGTGGCCGTGCGCCGCTGGGCCAGGTCGCCCGTGACCTGGGTGGTCTGGAACAGGTAGTTGTCGCGGGCCACCCAGTTGGCGTTGATGGTCACGGCGCCGCCGTCGGCGAAGTCGTCGTAGGGCTCGGTATGACCGGCGTATTCCACCACGGGGAATTTGGCTGTAGTCGTGGCGGCGTTGCCTTTGAGCACCTCTTTGCCGCCCGTCAACTCGCGCGCGGCACGGATGGCCGTGAGGATCTTGATGACCTCGGGGTCGAAGAACGTCGTCAGCTCGCCCGGTACGCCGTTGTTGGGTTCCGTCACCAGGGCGGCGTCCTGGGCGGTCTTCCCGGCGCGCAGCACGCGGCTGTAGCACTCGGAGCCGAACCCGTGGGACCGGTAATTGTCGATAGATTTGCGCATGTCTGGCTCCTACCAGTTGCTGATGTGGATGATGTCCCCGGACGCGCCGGCGGAGCGCACGATCCAGTCCGTTTCCACGGACGAGGCTACCGAGCCGCCGGCGGCGCCCAGCGAGAGCGCGCCCGTGGTGTAGTTGGCGAAGACCTTCTGCCCCACGGTGGCCGCGGCGGGGGCCGCGATCAGCAGGTCGCCACGGACGGCCACGGCCACGGGGCGGCCCGCCTCGATCTGCATGGTGGCCTCGTCAGCGCAGGGGATGGTGCTCGCCATGTCGCGCACCACGATGCCCAGAGGCTTCGGATAGGCCTCGGAGACCTGGGCGGTGGACATAATGACCGTGGCGGGCTTGTCAGGGTCGAACCACACGGCATGGCCCACGGTCACGCCACCCTCGCCGCCGGCCAGAGGCACGGGCAGCAGCATGGCGATGGGGTTCAGACCGGCACGCTGGCCGGTCACGCCGGCGGCGGGATAGGTCGCGATGGATTTCTGGAACGGCATAGGGTCCTCCTATTCCATGGGGGTGATGCGGCTCAGGGCCTCGCGCTCGGGCAGGTCGTCGGGCAGGGCGTCGTCGGCGGTGCGCCGGCCGCTGCCGGACTGGGCGGCCACGGCCACACGGAACATGCCTTCCCAGGCCTGGCGCGGCGTGCCTCTGCGGTCCACACCCAGGGCATCCAGCGCGGCGCCGAAAATGCTGGCGGCGTCATCCTGGGCCAGGTTGGCCCGGACCTCGCCCACCCAGGGGCGCACGGTGTCCTTGGCGTCGCTGATGGCCTGCATCCGCTTGAGGGCGCTGTCTTCGGCGGCCTTGAGCTTGCGTTCCATGCCCTCGGCCTCGTGCTCGCGGTCCAGCTTCTTTTGTTCGCCGGGCTTTTTGAGCAGGCGCTCCGCGTATTTGACGCCATCGGCGAACGCTTTTTTCTCCGCCTCGGTCTCCAGCTGGTCGCTGGGGTCGTCATCCTCGGCGGCGGGCGCCGGGTCCCCGTCGCCCGTGGCCGGGGCGTAGGCCACGTCAGAAAGGCGCGTGGCCAGCTTTTCCACCTGCTCGGGGGTCAGATCGGCCTCGGCGGCCACCTGTTCCACGATGCGGCGCACAGCCGCGGCCTTGTCCTCGTCTTCCACGATGTCCACGATCTGCCCGTCGGGGGTCCTGGTATGCAGCGAGAGGATGGTCTCGGCGCCCTCTTTGATCTCCTGGGCGGCTTCCATCTCCTGCTGCTCGACGCTTTCGTCGTTGGCCGTCTTCTTTTTCATATCGCCCTCCTTGGGGGCTGCGTCCGCCACGGCCACAGAGGGGCCGGCGCGGCCGGTTTCCACCAGGGCCAGATGATTGCCCCGGATGTTGCGCATGATGATGTCGTAGGGCTGCCCGTTCCAGACGCCCGGCGTCGGGTCCGGGTCATAGAAATAGGAAAGCGAAAGCTCCCGGCAGCTGCCGTCCTCTATGGCGGCGATGGCGTCGCCCACCGTAAAGATCAGCGAGTTGTCCAGGTAGCCGTCCTCATAGACGGCGTCGGTCCCCATGGAGCCGATGCGGTGCTCGGTCTGCGGTTCGTCGGCACTTTCGTGGTGATGCTGCCAGAGTATGGGCAGGCCGTTGCAGGTGGCCGCGGCCTTCGCGAGCTCCTCTCCGGGGCGGTACACCTGATAGAGCCGCCCCTGTTCCAGCCCCAGAGCTTCCCAGCCCGGGATCTCCTCGCCCAGGTAGCCCGTCACCTGCTCCCGGCTGATATGGGAGCGGGAGACGTGCAAAAAACCGTTCTCGTCCGTATGGCGGCGGCTGGCGGCATCCGCGGCCAGGGTCATGCAATCCCGTTTCACTGGTCCATCTCCATGCGTGCTTTCCATTCGTCCACGTATTCCTTGCCCGCTTTGACATAATCGATGGTCTTGCGCCGGAACGTACGCCCGCCGGGCCTCTCGATGACCGGCTCGAACCGGCAACCACAATTGATCTCCTCACCGGGGAAGATCAGTTTGCCGTCCAGCAGCATGCCCTCGGACAGGTCGAACACCAGCCCGTCCGCGGCCTTGTGGCTCTTGCGCGGGTGACGGCTCACGCTGGTGTGCCGCCAGATGCCCAGACGCACCCCGGCATCCTGCATCCGCGCCCGGCCTATGGCGGCGCTGGCTTTGTTGTTCTGGTCGCGGGCGATGGTCAGCGCCCGGCGGCGCGTGATGCCGTAGCGGTCCTCCAGTTCGTCGGTCAGCCAGGCTATGTCGCGCCCGGCGCGTACAGAGCGCAGCACCAGCCCCTCGACCTCGGTGAAATACTGGCTGCTGATGGATCTGATCAGATTGACGTTTTCCGCCACCACGGCCTGCACCACATTGTTGACGTTGCGGGTCATGGTCATGGGCACCGTGAAACCGGCCGCCTCGGAGAGTGCATTACGGGCCGCGGCCGTGGTGGTCCGCAACGCCCGGGCCGCGAACCAGGCGGCGTAGGCCTGGGCCTTCTCGTCGAACTTTTTGCGCCAGCGGCGGGACTGTTGCCGCAGCCGGGCCAGCAGGTCCCGGGCAGGGCTCGCGTCCTCGGCGGCGGGGCGCGCGGTGAGGGCCGTTACGGGCGTTGCCTCCATGCGCTCCACACGCGGGAGCTGCCGCCTGTATTCGGCCAGCAGCCAATAGGTCACACTGTCCGACAGCTCACGCACCAGGCCCGTCAGCTTGTCCGCATAGGCCCTGTGGAGCCCGGCGTTGGCCGGGATCATGCGGGCCGTCTTGACGGACCGGGGCAGATCCTTGCGGCGCAGGCTCATGCCGCGCCCTCGTCAGGCAGCCCCGGGGCGGGCATGTCGCCCTCGCCGGAAAAATCGTTGTCGGGCGTGTCCGCCGGATCGATCCCCGCATAGCGGCCGCCGTCCTCGCCGGCCAGGGCCGTGCGTATCTCCTCGGGTCCCAGCGCGCCGATGTTGAAATAGACGGCCGCGGTATCCGCTTCGATCTTCGCGATCTCCGCGCGTTCCCGCCGGGTCATGGTCCACAGTGACGGCCACTCCCAGCTGATGCCCGGGGCCTCGCGTCCCAGCACCGACAGACACAGCACGCGGGAGACGGCGTCGAAATTGTGGGCGAAGATCTTGGCCCGCTGGCTCTCCACATGGTCGTAGAAGCTGCGCAGGTCCGACTCCCCGGTGGCGTTGAAACCGCCGGGGCTGATGCCCAGGAATTTGACCACCGGGATGCGCCACACGCAGGCCAGCAGCTCCAATGCCTGGCGCACGATCTCCGTGACGCCGGTGAGCGGCGTGTTGACCTGGACAATATCCTCGTCCTCCATGCTGATGGCGTAGACCCCGTCATTGTCGCGGTGGTCCGCCAAATGCTGGAGCCGGGCGCGCACGCCGGAATCGTCCGAGCCGTAGAGCACGGCGTCCATGTCCGTCTTGAGCACGGTCAGGGAGAATTTTTTCAGCAGGCGCGCGGCGCTCTCACGGGTGCCGGTGAAGTGGCGCAGGTAGTCGAGTGCGATCTGTACCTGGGGCACGCCAAAAAAGTTGTAGGTGGGCCGCAGCAGGATGGGCGGCTCCGCCGGCACGAAACGCAGGAAATGCGAGGCATGCATAGGCCCCACGCCGGTGACGTACCAGAGCCGCGGGCGAAAATACCACCGGGCGAGCGGGTCCACGGCATCGTATTGCAGGGGGGCGCAGTTGTAGGGCTCCACGGGCACCAGCCGGCGCAGGCCGTCCCGGGGGATGAACGCCCGGCTCAGGCTGATGGGCTTGGACAGCCGCTCGCGCGACAGACCGAAATCCATCCAGATCATGCCGCCCCCGAAATAGCCGCAATATTCGCCCATCTGGCGGAACACCCCGCGCACGTCCAGGGCATCGGCCGCGTCGTTGAGGCGGGCCGCGTCGTCCGCGCCGCCCTCTTCCGCGCTCGTATAGGTTGGCCAAGTGCGCACCATCTCGTCGGCCAAGGTGCTGACGCCCGCCTGCATGAGGCCATCCTGGGCGAGCATGGAGCACGCGGGGTAGCCGATGAACGTCTGGGCCGTGGCGTCCAGGTCGCCGATCATCTCGCAATAGCGGGAGATACGGGCCGGGGCCGCGTCCGTGGCCGTGGCGTACAGCCGGGCGCTGGCCGCATAGCCGGGGTCGGCATGGGCCAGCGTGACGGCCGGGGCCAGCAGCTCGTCCAGCGGCACACGCCGGGGGCGGGGCGCGTCCGGCACGCGCAGGGGGCGGCGCTTGGCTTTGTTCGGCTTTTTCATCGTCTGTCCTTCCTCGCCCGGCCTCTGATGACGGGCTCGATGGCGTAACGCAGGGCGTCCATGCAATGGTTGTTTTTGTCCACGATGGCGGGCAGCACGTCGCCCGTCGTTTTGTCCGTTTTGTAGCTGTACAGGCGCAATTCGTCGGCCACATGGGTGCAACGCGGATGCACCACCAGGCGCTCGAACCCGGAGCGCAGGAACGTGACCCCCTCCTCGACGCTGCCCGGCCATTTGCGGCAGGGCTTGACGATAAAGCCCATGCGGCGCATGAAGCGGATCAGCTCCGGCCGGCTGTTGTCTGCCCGGATGGGCCAGCGCTGGGCGTCCGGCACCAGGCGAAACAGGGCGGGCAGGCGCTCGATCTCGCAGCCCTGCGCCCAGGCCTCGTGGTCCACATACAGGCAGCCGTCGCGTTCGAACGCCCGCACCAGCGTGGTGGGGTCATCGGCAAAGCCCCAGTCCGCGCCGTAGTAGAGGCGCACGCCCGTCGCGGGGCTCTCGAACTCCGCCACCTGGTAGCGCCCGGCGAAGATCTGGCTTTTCGCATGGGTGAGGGGCTCGCCTTCCCAGATATTGGCGTAGTCCTCGGGATCCATGACGCGCTGGGCATGGCGGCGTTCCTCGTCCAGCGTGGCCGGAAAAAACGGGTTGTCCCTCCAGCTCGTCTTGACCACCACGGCGTTTTCCGGCGGCTCGACCACGAAGCGCTGCCAGGTCTCGCTGTCCACGGTGCCGGGGTTGAACGTGATCCAGATCTCCGAGCCCTCCTTGCGGATGGTGGGGATCAAAAGGTCCCAGGATTCCCGGTTGACGTGCTGGGCCTCTTCCACCCAGCAGATGTCCACGCCTTCCAGGCTCTTGATCTCGGCCGCGTTGAGCTTGAGGCCCTTGAAAATAAATTCCGAGCCGGTGCGGGAGACGATGCCCGTCTGCGTGGCCGTGAAAAAATCGTCCAGCCCGCGGGCGCTGATCCGGTCCTTCAGCAGGCGGTGCACGCTGTCCGCTATGCTGGTCTGGAACTGGCGGGCGCAGAGGACGCGCACACGGCGTTGCAGGGCCACCGTCAGCAGGGCATCGGCAACGCTCCAGCTCTTGCCGGCCCCACGACCGGACCAGGCCACCTTGTAACGGGCGGGCCGGAACAAAAAGCGGTAGGCCGCGGGCAGTTCCAGCTTGTAGGCCTTGCGGGTGCGCTTCGGCTCATCCGCCCGTACCCGTTCTGAATCGTTCCGAAGCGGGTCAGGAGCCACGAAAGCCCCTTTCCCCTCACGATGGCCCACCCCGGAAGCACCGGACGCCTTAGAATCGATTTTTGCGCGGTTGCGTCTGGCGGCGCTGGGCATCCTACTTTTCCCCTTCCCCGGCCCCGTCCGCGAACTCGACCGTGAAGACGTTGTCCGTGCGGGTGGTGTCGATGACCTTTTCCTTTCGCTCCGCGTAATCGTCGGCCTTGATGGTGGTCTCCGCGTCATCACGGCGGGCCTTCGAGAGCAGCATCTGCGCCTGGGCCGCCTTACAGATCAGCTTGACGGCCTTTTCCGGGTCGCTGGTGGACATTGCCCGCAAACTGGTCATGCACTGAAACAGCGCGGCCTCCATGAGCTCCGTGTTCAGGCGGGCCGTGCGGCTCTCGGGCTGTTTGCTCAGCTCGGAGACCACGGTGCGGGAGAACTCGCGCACCTCGGCCAGGTCGCGCACGGATTCCGCCCACTGTTTGCGGTAACGCCCCACGCACGAACGGCTCACCTCCTCGCCCATCCCCCGGAGGAACTCCGTCACCTCGTCAACGGTGTGCCCGCTCTCCAGCAGGCCGTTCACCGTGTCCAGCACCTCGCGCGGCAGGCGACGCATGCGGAACGCGGCCATCAGAGCGCCTCCGGGTCCGGCAGGTCGCCGGGGAGCGGCCGCTTGATGCCGGGCACCGTGCTGCGGCCCAGGGCCACATCCATGCCGCGCGGGGTGAGTGTCACCACCGTGCAGCCGTGGCCGCCGGACTTGAGGCAGTCACAGGCCACCAGCCCCAGCTCCGCCAGCCAGGTGAGGTCCGCGAGCAGCACATCCACACCCACGCCATGCCCCAGGCTGTCCAGCGCCTCATGCAGCACGAGGTGGTTGGCCCGGCGCTCCGGCATGCACCCCAGGGCGCGCAGCAGGCAGATGCGGCGGTCTTCCCGCATGAGTTCGGCGAACGGTGTCATGCTCTGTGCTCCAGCAAAAAACGGGTCAATGTCTCTATCTGGCGGCTCATGGTCTGCTGGGCCTCGGCCAGCCCCTTGATCTGGGCTCCCAGCGTCCTGAAATCGCCACGCAGTCCGGCCACCTGCTCACTGGTAGGCAGGGCCTCCAGTCTTGCCTCCATGGCCTGGATGCGCTCGGCCAGACGGCGGCGGGACTGCTCCGCCTCCTCCTGGTGCTGGTCGAAGACCTTGCGCGGCACGAAAAAATGGCACACGCACCACCAGCCGGCGCCCCCCAAGGCGGTCACCAGCCCCGTCAGGATGACGACCAGCAGCTCGCGGGAGGGGAATGCCTCGATCATGGCATGACCTCCCCGGACCGGGCTTCCCAGGCATCCAGGGCCGTCTCCAGCTCGTTGATGTACCACACCACCTGGGCGTGGCGCTGGAGCAGACGACGGCGGGCGGCCTCGGAGCACGGCAGAAAATCGCCGTCCACGAACGCCACGAAGGCGGGGCGCTCAGGCCGGGGCACAGGCCGGAGCGACGGGACCGCGGGCGCCGGATCAGGCAGGGCCGGGGCGCAGCCCGCAGCCAGGGCCAGCAGGACCAGCAGCGCGGGCACGGCCAGCATCCACCACAGGCCCCGGCGCAGCGTGCGCCACTCCGAAGGCGGCAGCAGGCAGCGCAGGCGGTGCCGCAACCCGGCCCAGAGCAGGGCCACGCCCAGCGCAAAAATGGGCCAGCCGCTACCAGGCATTGATGGCCTCCGTGAAGGCCCTGTCGCCCCCCGCATGAGGGGCGGCAGGAGCCACGGGCGCGGCACCCCGTCCGGCGGTTCCGGCGGCCGGGGGCGCGTCCACTGTGGCGGCAGGGATGCTTGCCAGTTGCTCGGCGGCCAGCAGCCGGCGCATGAGATCCGCACCATCGTCCTGGCTGGCGGCCAGGGCATCGGCCAGGCTCGTGGCCTGTTGCCGACTCTGTGACAGCGCGGCCTCTGTCTGGCGCAGCTGACGGGTGACGGCATCGGTGATCTCCCGCTGCCCGTCGCGCCCCTCCAGCCAGCCGCAGCCGAACGCGCCGGCGCAGAGCAGCCCCACCAGGGCCGCCACGCCCAGCCATTCCACCAGGCTGTCGGGCAGGAGTTGCAGCAGACGCAGTATCACGGGGGACCTCCATTTGATGGCTCCGGCTCTCTGTGGCAGGATGGCGGCAACACCACAAACGTGCCATCCTCGCATGGCCGAACACAGGAGCCGGAAATATGATCGACAAAGAGTTTCAGCTATTCATCCTGCAGCAGGCAGCTTCCACTTATCCGGGGCATGCACTCGCCATCTGGGACGCCCTGGTGGCCGCTGCTCCTGGAGACACCCCGGCCGAAAAATGGAATACAGTCGTTAAACATCTCCATGCCCTACAGGCGTTCGGATATGTGAGCGACGCCACTCAACAAGGGTGTGATGGCAAGATCTCAGTCAATCCGGCGTTCTCCATTACCGAGCAGGGCCTTCTTGAAATCGGGGTGGACATGCTCCACCCTGATCCGTATCGGGAGCTGCGGGACGCCCTTTTCGAGCAGGCGAAGGCGCTTCGGGAGCTAAGCGAAGACCAGAAAAGAACGTTGAAAAAAACCTTGCTTCAGCTGCCGCTCGATTCACTGGAGCATTTGCGGGACAAAGCACTGGGTGCTTTGCTGTCGGCGATACTCCCGTAAGGGCCGCGAATCCTGTGGCCTTGCCGATAATGTCGAAGGCGTCGGCGAAATAACCGCACCCGTACATGCGGTCCTGCGTGAACTCCGCGAACAGATCGGGGGCCAGTTGCAGGCAGAAACGGCTCCCATCCTGGGAGAACGGCAGGCCCAGGACCATGCGTCCATTGCCATCCCAGAACATGCCGATGATGGGGGACAGGAACTTGTCCGCCTGCGTCCCCTGCACCTCGCCGGTGGCCGGCTTTTCGGCTGCCGGCGCTTCCGGCACCTGCTTCGCCTTGTCGCGGTAGAGCTCCACGATCATGCACAGGCAATCAATGAGCCCCTGGCTCCACAGCACGTCATCAAATGCCTGACAAAAAACTTGTTTCAGGTGCTCCCGGCCTTTATCCGCGATGGCCCCGGATGCCAGGAAACTGGCTATGATCTCCATAGGGGTGGCAGCACCCCCCGCCTTCTGGATCGCTTCCGGCAGAGAGGCGTCCGGGTGTTCCAGCAGCCAGTTGGCGAAACGGCTTTTCTCCAGCTCAGTCATCACAATCCCTCCCCATCCCACGGGTTTCCCATGCCGCCGCGGCCCCAGATGCCGTCCCCGCCCCACTCGAACCGGGACTGGAGGGCCTTGGCCCCCTGGGCGCCGCCGATGATGGTCACATCCTGCCAGGTGAGCGGGATCAGGCGGCCCTCGTACAAACAGAACCCCACCCACATCAGCAGCACCACGGCCGTCACCAGCAGGCTGGCGACACGCATGGCGGACCACTGGCCGTTGGGGCCTGTCATGGTCTGGCGCATGGCGGCGCGCACGCCTCTGCTCTGGGCATCCATCTAAACCACCATATAATGACCGGTGACGATCTGGCGCCCCAGCTCGCGCGAGCGGACGCCCACCTGCTTCCACCACAGGGAGTTGCGCAGCCCGGCTTCCACCTGCTCCCAGGTGTTGGTGCCGTCGATGGCCCCGTCCACGAGGGCCAGGGTGCGCACGAATTTGAGCAGCCCGGCCACCCCCATGTTGAACGCCATGTTGAGCAGCACCTCGGCCCGGACGGTATCGCCCAGCTCGGCCAGGCGCCGGAACTGGCGGCAGCGCAAAAACAGCTGTTCGCGGCAGCTCACCACCTCGTCCAGCATGGCGGCACGGGCGCGCTCACGGGTCCATTTCAGGCCGCTGTCCTGCAACAGGCGCAGCAGCGCGCCGGAGCGCAGGCGGCCCGTCTCCACCTGCTGGCGGATGTTGTCGTCGTCGATGTATTCCGGGTGCGCTTCCAGATTGGTGCCGTAACCGATGGTCACACGGTTGGCCGGACACAGGTACGGCAGGGCGCGGAAGGCCTCGTGCCGCTCCAGCTGCTCCAGCAGTTGCGGCGAGGGGATACCGTAGGGAGATGCGGTCATGTCGGTGTCTCACTGTTTTGAGGGGCGGTCCCGCGGGAGATCGGGGCCGCCCCGAATCCAAGGAGGATAGGCTGGTCGTCCACCCCAATGGCAACCATGGGGACACGATGCGCCGGCGCGCGTCAAAAGGACAAAAAACGTGGAGAC